GCAATAAGTCCTGCCGCTCCGTATTTTTAGCACCGATAGGCAAGCACTCAGAGAAACCTGAAGGCCTACAAGATATGTTAGATTTGATGTTTCCTGGCAAATCTAATAAAAAAATTGAAATGTTCGCAAGAAGAGATAGGCCAGGTTGGGTATGTATTGGTAATCAAGCGCCCGCAACAATAAATAAAGACATAAGAGAGTCAATAAAAGATACCTTAAATGAAAACTCTGCTGCTTAATAGTTCTTATGAAACCATTTCTTTTATTGGATTTCGAAAGTTGATAAAATTAATTATCAAGCAAAAAGTCGATATTGTTTCAACTTGGGATGAGGAAATTAATTGGGTTTCGGGTAAAATAAAACTTCCGGCAGTTGTTCGTATGACTTATTATGTTCCTCGCGCCAGAATAAGAAGCAAATTTAATCGCGTTGGTGTGTTCAGAAGAGATTTGTATCAGTGTTTATATTGCGGAATTGCTGTCACTCCGTCTAAAATAACTCTGGATCATATTCTTCCTACTAGTTTGGGCGGGGAATCTACATGGCTAAATGCCGCTTCTGCTTGTACGGATTGTAACGCTAGAAAAGCAAATAAAACTCCTGAACAAGCCGGAATGAGATTACTTCATAAGCCTACAATACCAGAAATAACATTAACAACGGAATATATATTAATGCAGCCTCAACATCCATCGTGGGCTGATTATTTCTCTGATGTTGAGAGGGTTAAGCGTAAAACACATATAATATTGCCGGTCGAGTAGCGTTATGAATATTGTTGTATATATTCCATGGCAAGAATATACTCAAAATCGGCCAATTGTGAGGCTTGCGGACTGGAATATTTAACTCCTGAGCTTCATACTGTCAAAATTGCTTCTTTTAAAAGAGATTTAACTCTATGTAATGCTTGTTTGAACAGTAATACTTTCGAAGACTATATTTATGTTTCTGCGGCGCTTTCTGACCCTTTACAAAAATACAGAGAAGTTATAAAGATTTTAAACAAACGCGCTCAGCAAGAACCTGTGGACGCTGAATTGGCCAGTCCACAAGTTAGAATTGAGCCGCAAGAAACTTTAATTGATAAAGCCGTTCAAAAGTTAAAACAAATGCAGCCTAATTATTTTGTTGGGGTTAGGAAAATTGTGTCTGGTCCTGAGGCAAACTATGGACATGTGGAAAGCGGAAAAGGAAAAGATCCTACGGTAATACATATTAATTTTCCAAGAATAAAATCTGAAGTTGAAAAAGAACTTGCTGGTTCTGCTAAAGAAGATATAGACGACGCAATAATTAATAATATAGTATCGGTTTTGGCTCATGAAGCGGGGCATGTAAAAAGCTACGATCCTGAAAAAGGATTTGTTGGAGCTGAAACTCCAGCATTAGCAGAAGAACAAAAAATACATAATCAAAATAAATGAAATATGACAGGAAAGAAGACTTAGAATTTATTCGTTGGGCAAAGGCTATTAAACAGCGCGATTTTTATACTTGTCAATTGTGTTCCAGGCGCGGGGTAGAATTACATAGTCATCATATAATGTCTTGGGACGCATATCCTGAAGAAAGATACTCTATGGACTGCGGAATAACACTTTGCGCCAGGTGTCATAATTCATTTCATGGTATATATGGATATGGTAAAAATAATAGAGAACAATTTGATGAGTTTGTTATTACGTGTGAAACTTTAATAAAAGAGGCTGAGTTAACTGTAAATAAAAATAATATCGCGCAAGAAATATTGATGAAGGCTATTGGTGACTCTATTATGGCGGACGGATATTCTTCTTTTGACGGGTATGAAGAAGTTGTCGAGTAAGACGCATCAACCGGTCTACAAATCATACTATGGAAACAGTACACTTATATGATGCGAAAACGCCGGAATTCAAATTTGCATTGCGTCACGATTTAATAGACCGCCCTGAGTTTTTGCCAACTAAAGCAAATCCTACAGATACAGGTTGGGATGTCAGATGTGCTGAGAAAGACGGAGCAATATTATATCGAGACAGTTATCATATGATTAGTCTTGGCTTTCGTGTATTAGCGCCTACAGGATATTGGCTTAAATTAGTTCCTAGAAGTTCTACGTTTATTAAAAAACATTTACACGCACTATACGGAACGATTGATGAAACATACAGTGGAATTGTCTCTTTTTGTTGTCAAATGCAGCATCCAAGTCATTTGCTAGTTGAGCCTTGGGAGGAGAAGAATAACAGAATTGAATTTGGAGATCGTATTGGGCAATTAATTCCGGTACGTAGACAAGAGATGATTGTTTCTTCAATATCAAACGAAGAGATTGATAAGGCGTTTAAAGAGCGTGGTGAGCGTGGCGGATTCGGTTCATCAGGCCAAAAATAAAGTAAATAAAGCAAATGAAAAATATTTACAAACAGGCGACAAAAGAAATTATGGAACAAACAGATGCGGATGTGCTAAAAGAAATAGATAAAGTAATAAAAGACAGTTATACAGAAGATTTAAAGCGACAAATAGAGCAGCTTCAAACGCAATTAGCCGGCTGTGGAGTTGCTGCTTTGGGCGGAACATCTGAGGCTCAGGTTGCGAATAAAGGTGATTATGGGTGGTCCGCGGCTTATCAGGATGTGCTAAACCTAAGAATGTGCTACGATCAAATTTCAGCGGCAATACAAAAATACCAATATATAGGATTAATAACCGGTATAAATAATGAAAAAGAAAATTCGAAAACTAATAAGTAGAATAAAAGAAATTATACTTGGGGATATATCAGGGTGTCCGGCATGAGCGACGATATTGTACAAAATTTAAAAGAGCGTCTAATTGGCAAAACAATAATTGCTATTGAGGCTCCTTTTATGTTAGAAGCTATTTGTAGATTTGTAATTGATGATGGCACTAGTTTTAATTTGCACGCAACTGATCTGGGCGCCTGGATATCAGAAGGGCCCGGACAAGACGGAACATATCAAACGTTAACTTCTTTTTTTGATGCAGCCCATGATTATTCGTATAAATTTAAATATAATGACAGATTTTTTCATGCCGATATAATTAATGATAATATAGAGGTAGAAACTAATACTGGTAAAAAATTTATTATTCCTAGAAAAAATTTGACCGAAGAAGAAAAAGAGATAATAGCTATTGGTGGTGGCAATTTTATTGAAGAGTGTTGTGCTATGGGAGATATGTGGAAACTGGTAATGGGCTTTGATATTTTTGAAAAGAAAATGAAGAAATTTCGATGTCGGACTGGAAACCAGAAATAGTAACAATAGAAAAGTTGGAAAAACATCCAAATGCTGATGCTTTAGAGGTGGCAACAGTGTTAGGAGATTATCCGGTTATTACTAAGCTTGGCCAATATACAGTTGGGGAGATAGTTGGTTATATTCCAATAGATTCAGTTTGCCCTAGTACTGAGGATTTTTATTTCTTATGCCCCAAATCATATGAGAAGTATGAAGAAGACGGGGAAATAAAACAAAGACAAATTGGAAATAAATATACTGTGGGTAACGTACCGGAGAAATATAGGATAATCAAGGCAAAAAAAATCCGCAATGTGTACAGCCAGGGCATGTTAATTAAAGCGCCCGAAGGATTAAAGGTTGGGGATTCAATTGTTGATGTGATTGGTTTAGAGAAGTGGGAAGAGGTTGAAGAAGATAACATACCTAATGCTAAGAAAGCAAGAGGCGCAAATCAAGCTAGTCCGCCTCAAGGTTGGTCAATTCCGTATTATGATATTGAAGGACTTCGCAAGTATATAAGTTGTTTAAATGAAGACGAAGAAATTGTATTAAGTGAGAAAATTCATGGCAGCAATGCTTCTTTTTGCTTCGATGGAGAAAAGCTTTGGGTTAAATCAAGAAATTATTATAAAAAAATGGATAGTGATGATCCTTGGTGGGATGTTGCTATTCGTTATGAATTAGAAAAGAAACTATCTAAATACCCAATGATGGTATTCTTTTCTGAGCTTTATGGAAATGTAAAAGGCTTCAGATATGACTGCGAAATTATAAACGGCGCAATGAATTCAAAAATTAGATTCTTTGATATTTATGATGCATCTAAAAAAAGATACTTAGATTATGATCCGTTTTTAGAAATGATAAAAGATTTGGGTCTAGATGCTGTTCCAGAATTATATCGAGGGAAATGGATGGGTAAAGAAACAATGTATCCGTACGCTAATGGTATGACTACATTGGGCGGAAAACACATTAGAGAGGGGTTCGTATTGCGCACAGTAAAAGAGCGTTATGAACCAAGGCTTGACTCCAGGCTTATAATCAAAATGATCGGAGAAGAATATAATTTACAAAAATGAATTTATACCAATTTAAAAATACATTCGATTATCGTCATGATTTTGATGAAGACGAGACTAATATACTTAGATCTAATTGGCCAAGTATAAAGTTCTATAATATTCCTTTGGCGTGGATTTATCCGATAGATATGATGTTATTCAAGCTACAGAATAATATTGATTCTATAAAAGAAATAAGACAAGATTACGGACATATTACATTTATACTTAAAAATAATATGGAACAATATTATGAAGTTTTATCAGCAGCTAAAAGTCTGATATATACTATAGACAGAGATATTCACAACGAACTTTTGGCGAGTTAAAATGATCCCAACCCAATGGAAGGCGGCAATAATTGTAGCGGTAATAGTTGTACTTGCCGCTATGGGGTTCATGTTAAAGTACCAGCATGACATGATTCAGCGTCAACAGTTTATGGAACAGTCAGTTGTGCAAATGAAACAACTGCAAGATAATATCGCACGGGCTCAGGGTGAATATGTTAGCAAGAAAGATTTAGATACATTTGCAAAACAAAATGCTATTGATTTAGGCCCAATTAGAGAAGATTTAAAAAAATTAGGAGCAACCATTGACGGAATCGCGGTTGTGGTTGCTAAAACTCCCGGCGAAAATGTAACCAATATACAGTCAACAACCGTAGTTCCTAATAAACAACCGATACCTGATGAAAAAGTTAAGTGCTCAGATGGTTCTACTGTAACTTGTCCCGATACATTTGGATATCTACATAATACACAAGAGCTTAAATTAGACGAGCCTGTAACTAATGCCAAACCAATTCCGTGGGGGATGGTTAGCTTCTCGGCCTCTCGTGAAAAACCCTGGGATTTGGTTGTTTTGCCAAGAGAATATTCGGCGACAACAGTATTAAGCGTAAATGCTGATGGTCGTCATTTTGTGCATAATCAGTTGTCGATTAAGTCTGATGGTAAAACGTATACAATACCTATAGACCACAATGAATTTGCAGAAGTTTATCCAAGTGAAAGTTTTTCGTTTAGTCCCCGTCTGTATCTTGGCGCTGATTTCGGTTTGTATGCAAATCCTCCTATTAGTTTTGCTGCCGTGCCAAATTTACAGCTTGCCATTTTTTCTTATGGGAAAACAAAGCTATTACCGGTGTGGACATTTCTTGGGGTTGGGCTTGGATACGAAGCAGAACACAAAGGAATTAATTTAGTGATATCTCCTGCTAATTTTAATATTGGGCAGTATATACCGTTTACTAGTAATTTGTTTGTTGGGCCTACCGTTGGAATTGATGCTGGTGGAAATATTTTAGTGCTTGGGGGAATAAGAGTTGGGTTATAATCTGACATATATGTAGTTCTGCAAACATGGAGGCTAGATGCGTTCAGTTCCATTGATCGGCGGGAAGAAAAAAAAGAAAGATAATTTCATTCAAGAATATCTGTATATAGAAGAAGATATTCCGATGATGCCTCAAGAGAAGAAAGAGAAAACAGATTCGCAAGAAGAACGCGGGATAACAATAATTGAATTCTACTAAAATTATACGAAATATATTTACTCCAGAAAGTAAAAAATTTTGGGAAGAAGCAGAGCAAAACGCAGCTATTGTAGACGCTTGGTCAGATTGGAAGCGTGCAGGGATTAATGTGTCGGAAGTAAGATCTAAACCAAGGACGATCAAAAATAAATGAAGCCATTCGTAAAGCGCTCAGATGATAATTCGAGCAAATATTTTTTAAATCACCAAATTAGAGCGCCAAAAGTATTATGTATTGACGATGAAGTTAATCATGGCATCATTTCTCTACAAGACGCATTAAGGCTAGCAGAATCAAAAGGTCTTGATCTTGTTCAAATATCAGCTCAGCCAGGACAAGTTCCAACGGCCAAAATATTAGATTATAGTAAATTCAAATATGAGCAGGCTAAAAAAGACAAACTCTCTAAGAAGAAACAACGTGAGAGTGCCATCGAAATAAAAGAGATAAAATTCCGCCCATCAACTGCGGAAAATGATTTAAGAACCAAAGCACGTCAAGCGCAGGGGTTTTTAGAGGAAGGCAATAAAGTAAAAATAAGTATAGTTTTCCATGGCCGAGAGTTATCGCATAAAGAAGTTGCGGATAATACATTGCAAATATTTCTCAGCTTAATTCCTGAGGCACAAATAGTTTCCCCTGCATCATTAAACGGAAAAGATTTAATTGTAATAATTGAGAAAAGATCATCTTCTTCTGATAAAGCAAAATCGGCGTGATTATTACAGACGAAAAATCTCTGCGTGTTAAATGCGTGGATGCGTTACCTGGAGAAGTTGTCTCTATTATAGAACAGCTTGATAATGAATTATTACATGAAACTAGTTTAGGGCGTCCTGGAATCGGATTGGCGGCACCACAATGCGGAATACACAAAAATATAGCCATAATAAGAATAAGCGATCATTTGAAAATTGATTTAGTTAATTGTAAGATAGTGGCAAAGTATGATCAGTATGTGTTTGAAAACGAAGGGTGTTTAAGCTTTCCTGGAATGTTTGAAAAAACACTTCGTTATAATGAGATATATGTTGAAGGTAATGATGTAGAACCTAATAGATTTATTGCCACTGGTTTATTTGCCGTGGCGATCCAGCATGAAATTGATCATCTTAATGGGATTTTGTTGCCAGATGTTGCCATTAAAACAAAGCAAAATAAATTAAGACCTAATGATTTGTGTTCCTGTAAAAGCGGGAAAAAATATAAAAAGTGTTGCGGAAAGGAATAAATAATGGAAAACGAAAATAATAGAGACGAATATTTGCAAAAACAAGGCGAAATTGTGATGGACTTAACAATTCGACTAACTTCTTTGGAGCGTCTATTAATTAAAAAGAATATAGTAACTGACGAAGAATTAATATCTTCTATCAATGAAGTCCAAAAAGAATTAATGGAACTAGTTTCTAAGACGCTTGAGGCACAAAATGAAAAAAGCACGTAAAAAAATATCACTTAATCTGAGCAAACTTGAGCAAGAATATATAGAAGAGCTTAAAACTAGAACGGGCATGAATGATAGTGAAATTTTAAAATTGGCTATAAGTAAATTACGAGACGAATTGTGTAAAACTCAGCCTCAGCCTTTACAGTTTATTCCTTATCCAGTCCCGGTTCCGCTAAACCCATATGTTGCGCCTCAGATTCAGCCATGGCCCGGCATAACGTGGTGTTCCGCTACCACCGGTTCAATAGCAATTGGCGAGGAATCTGTTATGGGGATAAAGGACTTAACAGTTACTAATTGTTCGGTCCCGACTATAAACGGCATTTCGTACAACAACACATCAAGCTAAACGGAGAGGCAATGGATATTTCTAAAGGATATTGTGCGTTGAAATTTGGCGCGGATTGGTGCTCGCCGTGCAAATTAATGGAACCGTCAATAAAAAAAATGGCGGAAGAATTCCCAAATGTGCATATTCATTCAGTAAATGTTGATGATGAGCCTGAGTTATGTAAAAAATATAAGATAATGTCCGTACCAACTGTTATATTAGTACTGAGTGGTCAGGAAGTAAATCGTATCACCGGAGCTGTTTTAATAGAGCCATTAAGAAAAGCTTTTCGCGATTTTATAAACACACAACACGCGGCTTAATTTGGAGAAAAGATATGGCTGAAAAGAAAGAAAAACTAACCAAGTCAGATGAGATTTGGAACAAGATAAAAGGTTTGCCAATTAATCTTTATGCATTAGGCGGAGTAACTATAGAAAGTCAGTCTCAAAGACTTGTTGTTGTAGATGATTTAGTTTATTTGAGATTAAAAACTTCCGCGTCTCTTCCATTGATAGAAGAGGCAATTCAAAATATTAAACTTCCAAGTGGAGAAAGATTAGAATTTGCTCCAGAAAAAGATTATATAGTTATTAGCGCAACATTTGCAGCAAGATAAGAATGAATGTCGGGTTCCGAAAATTTATATCTCGTAATGGGCTGTTTTGGACGGTGTGATGATTCGTTCATCAGTTGCAGAGGTGTAGAAAATCGTATCCTTAAAATCGATGAGTCACTTGTATATTACGATGATATAATGGTTTATTTTGAAAGTATAAGGCTTTTTGATAGACCATTATTTGATCAGAATGCTATTAGGCACTTCATATTTAATATGCAGGAGCGTTATGATCAGAAAATTAAAAGGCTTTGGGTAGAAAAACAATTTCATTTATTTGAGAAGTTTATTATAGCGCATAAAAGCTGCGGAGTTTATATTAAGTTAATTTTGGTTAATGTCGATGCAGATATTAAAGATGAGCCATTACCTGAAATAAAAATACCAGTAAAGGGTATGCCAGAAACTAATCATGCAAATGAAACGCCTACCAAGTTAAGGGTAATAAGAGGAAGAAACACATGAAAACTGAAGAGTTAATAAGCCAAATTGCTGAAGAACTTAAAAGCGGATTAAAAAGTTTTATAGGGGAAATGCCTAGTTATGATGACTTGGTAAGTAATATAAAAAACGTACTTGAGCCTGAAATTAAAGTTAAAAGTGTTACCGGCGGCAGCGATGGTGTTTTTAAGATTAATTTAACTATGCCTCCAAAACATTTAGCTAGAATGGTTTGGTTAATGTATGAAGATGGCTGCGATCATGATTATATTACTAATTGGCTAAATGAAACTTGCCCAAAATTCAAAGATGTATTGTGTGAAATTATTACAGATACTAGCAAAATATGGGCGCTAAAACCGTCAGGATATTATTTAGAGCTTGATTTTGAGGTTGAGTGATTGGGCATTGTTTAGCATTAAAACATGACTGATACAGAAGATGCGTATATACGAATACAAAAAATGTTATCTAGTAGAGATGAGTCTAAGACTGTTATTGCTGATATTTCATTGACTAAAGAAGAAACTTTTATATTATCGCAGGCTATTAATAAAAAACTGGTTAAGCACGCAAAAATTCCGGAATATCATGCGGATATAATTTCTGATTATATAATTGGCATTGTATCAGATTTCATAAATATAAAATTAAAAGAGGCAAAACAGAGCTTAAATAATACAAAAGACGGCAATATTGGCAGCCCGATGTTTAAGCGCTCTGATGACTAACCAATATTTTTGTATTTGAATAATGCCCGAAGCTGCTAATCAACAACAAAAAAAGCACCGCTTACAGCTATTAGAGTTGTTAAACAAAATAGAAAGTGGTGAGTATGAAGATTCTGTATTAAGTGAGTTGTTTAGTAACTATTTAGGAGCAAGAAAAGAGTATATTAGTCCAAAAGATCGAAGTTCATATAATTACGGATATATGACAACTACAGAGATGTAAAGGTACCAATGAGAACAATTACTGATACAATGCTAGAACGCCTGAAGATGCAGACAAAAGAAGCTAAGGTTTTAGGCCTTGTAAAAACAGCTTCTAATTTGGAGCGTGAAGTTAATGCTTATGAAAAAAATACTCGCGCCGATGATAGTTTTTATTCATATGCAAGCAAAGATGTAGAATCAGATGTTCAAAAACATTTATGGGACGCTATAGTTCGTGTTGCTGATTTTTATGGTGCTAATTTTGATGCCGATGTTATTCAAAGCACTGTAGAAAAAATGTCAGAATCTTTAATTGAAGAGTTTAAAAAAGATGCCGGGGTTAGTCATGGTGTAGGGGCTTATGAATCTACTGTTCCAGGTGAGGTCAGAGAACATATCGCGATTGAAATAAAGGAATAATTATGGCCGGAGAAAGACAAGCTTTTGATGAGCAAAAAGAAGTTACAAATACCAAGGGCTTAAAAATATCTAATAACAATTCAAAGTATACAAAAATAGCAGAAGACAAAGCCTCTTTTAATGAGCGCGCAGATGATTTGATGACTGATAAAAAAATCAGAAATAAAAGAGCTGCCGAATTAGTTTCGCAATTTATTAGTATTGTTAAAGATAAAACAATCACTGATAATAAAACTGTTATTGCCAAAGATGTAGAAAGAGAGATATGTTCTAAATTAATTAATCTTTGTTTAGAGATTAATATGGATGAGTCTGAATTAGATGGCATGGGTAATACGGCGCTAATTAACTTGCTGCTAAAAACAACTCTTCTACAAAGAGATATTATTAATGATTTAGATTATAAAGTATTTAAATTAGAAAAGCAGTTTAAGGAAAAATGATATACAAAAGAATTGTTGTTATAGCTCTTTGTTTGATAGGCTGTGCTAGCGAGAGTGATGTTGCATTTCCTTCTTCTGATGAAGGCGGTATTTCTGTTTCTACCGGAGGCGCAAGCGCAACGCCAGCCGCCACTACTGGAAGCTGTAACCCCGTTTATTGCCCTTCTAGCGGGGTAGGGAAGGGCTGTTGCATTACGGCTAATGGTCCGTGCGGAGTAGATCTTGGAATGGGCTGTATGTCATCTGCGCATGACAGCGGTAAATAGAATGATGTCGAGCTTTTGAAAGGAATTGAATAAGTGTCTCAGGGCTTTAAAGAGTACATTCTTAATCTAATTTCAGATGAGATAGAGGCTTTTTCTGCTTATGAAAGATTATGCGGCAGATATCAAATTCCACCCAACCCAATAGTAAAGATAGTATCTGCGAACAAGATAAGTTTGCTGAAGGACTTGATAGCGCACATGAACGATTAGTTATTCAGCAAGCTAATAAGCATGTAAAACTAATCGATACACTTAGAGAATATAGTATTATTGTCGAGAAGGAACATCAGTTTACCGAGTGGTGTTCCGGTATAGTTTGCCCCTTTCCTTTTCATAAAGCAGGAAAGGAACGAACTGGCAGCTTTGGGTACAATTTTAACACAGATAGATTTCATTGTTTTGGCTGTGGTAAATCCGGCCAAACAGTTGAATTTATTTCATTTAAAGAGGGAATTCCGCGTTTAATTATTGCTGAGCGGCTTGTTAGAGAAAGAATTGGCTATCTTCCAAATAATGTTGTGGTGGAAGAAGATATAGATCCGCAAATAGATCGGTTATTATTTGATTTTTCAAAATACATAAATGCAAAATTGTTAAGCGATCCATTATCGGTTGAGGATATAGACAAGGTGACATGGTGGATAGATGATTACATTATCTCTGTAGTGCCCCAAAGAAAGGTTGTTGTCGAGGAGCTAAGTGCGCGTCTCTCAAAAGCTAAAGAGGTACTAGGTGAGTAAACATATTATTTTAGGTGATGTTCATTTAGGCAAATCTCAAAACATAGGCAAGCCTGGTTCTGCTGCTAATTTAAATAGTAGAATCCAAGACCAGCAGAATTTACTTAATTGGACGCTGGAGCAGGCTATTAATCAGAAAGCGGCAAGTATAATAATTACCGGAGATGTGTTTGAAGATTCTCGGCCGCACCCGATGTTAATTCATATTTTTATATCTTGGCTAAAGCAATGTGAAAAGTCTGGCATTAATGTTCATGTAATATTTGGAAACCATGATATCATCCGTACTGGCAGTGTTATTACTAGCGCTCTAAACCTTGTTAACGCCGTAGAGTTTCCAGGGACTATTGCTTACAAAGACGTCGCAACTGTTAATTATCCTGGCTTAGCTTTTGTTTTTGTTCCCTTTCGAGACAGAAGGATGTATGACGCTGACTCTCCGGAAAAAGCTCTAGCATTACTTCAATCAGAAATTGACGCTCAAGTTGCCAAAATACCTAAAACACACACAAAAGTTTTAGTTGGACATTTATCTCATGCCGGCTCAATTTATGTAGGCGACGAAATTGATGAGATGCTTAATGAATTATTTTGTCCGCCAGAGATGTTTAATGACTTTGATTATGTATGGATGGGTCATATTCATAAGCCACAAGTTTTAAATCAATCAAAGCCTTTTTTGGCTCATATTGGAAGTATGGATCGCTCTGACTTTTCAAAATCAGAGTTAGATCACGATAAAATAATTGTTGTGCTAGATACTAACGATCCTAATTTTTATAAAGAAATTATTATTCCAACAAGACCGTTGCGAAAAATAGAGATATCAGTAACCTCAGATAAAGACACAACTGATTTTGTTATAAATTATTTGCACGATTATAATAACGAAAACAGTTTGAAGGACGCGGTTGTTAGGCTCGAAATTGAGTTGGACGGGCAAGAAACTCCAAATGTAGATCGGGACAAGGTATTAAAATTTATTTATTCGCAATTAAAAGCTCATTATGTTTGTAACTTTTCTGAGTCTAGAACTATTTCTGTTGTGGGGATTAGCCCTCAGACTATATTTGATAATAATATGGCTATACCGAGTGCAATAGATAGTTTTGTCAGCTCTATTATAACAGAGCCTGATGAAGACAAGGCTGAAATAAAAAAATTAGCAAATGAGTGCTATGAAGACCTTAAGGCCAAAAAATGATTCCAGTTAGAATTTATTTGGAAAATTTTATGAATCACCGCTTGAGTGATATTGATTGTAGCTCATTCAATAGCGCCTTGATTGTTGCCAAAAACAAAGATAACGAGCGGCAGTCAAACGGAATAGGTAAAACTACAATATTTAGCGCCATTGAATATGCTTTGTTTGGCGAGGTTCCTACTAGCACTCTAGATAAAGTTATTAGAGATGGCTGTGATAAGTGTATTGTTATGTTTGATTTTAAAACGAACGATGGGACATTTAGGATTTTAAGAGGCAGATCGTCAAAGGGCAGATCAGAATTAAAATTATATGAATCAATTGGTGATAAGTGGGAAGCCATTACTCAACGCGGAATGCCAGAGACTGAAAAGAAAATAGCCGAACTAATTAAGCTAAGTCATAAGGCATTTTCTCATTCTATTAAATTTGCGCAATCAGATTTGGCTGGGTTATCATCTGCCGCCGACCCGGAGAAACGTAAAGCAATTCTAAAAGAGCCTCTTCAGCTTAGTGAATATACAAAGCTTGAACGAATCGCTACTGAAAAAGCGAAACCTGTACGTAAAGAGATTGAAAAAACTGAAACGTCCATACAAATGCTTGGGGACCCTGATTCTGATATAAAGGCCGCTGAATCAGAATTACAGGTGTGTGAGTCCGAAATACAATCAAAAAATGGTCATATAGACAGGCTGGTTGCGTCAGTGGCAGAAAAACACAAAGAAGTTGACGATATAAAAAAGACGTTAAATTCTTCGGACTCTGAGGTGCATGAAAAAATAGCACAACTAAATAAGAGGGCCAAGGATTTAAAAATAATAATAACAAAAGCAAATGAGCGCGTTCAAGATAGTGATAAAGCAATAAATGATGATAAATTAAAAGTTGTTGAATTAAGAAATGTACTTACGGACATAGCTAATAAAGAACAGGAATGTGAGGATAAAAAATTAAGAATTGGAACTGTTGTTGCTGCCGAAATAGAAAAAGTTAACACCGATGAGCTTTACGGAAATAAATTACTGGCCAAATTAGAAGTTGAATATGATCAGGCAAATAAGAATGTGCCAAACGGAAATATATGCCCGCATTGTTTTCAGTCTATTACCGCTGAACACAGAAAGCAATGTCAAGAAGAAATGTCAAAGGTTCTAGCTGAAAAGGCCGAACAAATTAAAACAACTAATGCCAACTTAATAAAATGTGGCAATAAAAAGAAAAAACTGCAATCTGAATATCAAGAAACAAACGAACGAGATAAGTTGGTAATTTCTTTGTCTCAACGTAAAGAGAAGGCTCAGGCCGAAATTGATATTCGCACTAAACATAATAAAGAGGCTGAGGTGCGTTTGTCAGAGGCCGCAAATGAAATGCAGACGGCTCAATCCGAATATGATGATCTGTATAGTCGCTTAGAAGGGTGGAAAGAAAGCGCCAAAAACTCTTCTGTTGCAGATATAAATAATAAGATTTTCGCACTAGATAATGATATAAAGGTGTTTGAACGCTCTTTGAAAAATGTTAGGGCGGAATTATCAAATATGCAAAACCGTAAAGGTGCCGCCCAAGAAAAATTAAAAAAAGCAAATGAAAACTTGGCCAAAATATCTGATTTGAAAAAAGAACTTCTAACCCTGAAAAACAAACTAAAAATACATCAGCTAGTTATAAATACATTTTCTCCAGATGGAATTCCCACATTTATTATTCACACCATATTAGACGAACTACAATTAGAATCAAATGCTTGGCTACTTAAGCTTAGGCCGGAATTAAGGGTTGAGTTTAATAAAGATGTAGATATGTTTTTCTTTGTAGATAATATGCCGAGAGATTATGATCAGCTATCTATTGGACAACATGTATATTTAGCTCTGGCCATGAAGCTTTCTCTTTCTCGTATCATTCAAAAGAAATTAGGAATAGATATTAAATTTCTATTATTAGATGAAGTAGATTCCGCTCTTGATCAAGAAGGGGTGGATGTTTATTCTTCAGTAATTCATAAGCTAGAATCAGAATTTAAAATATTTGTCATTACTCATAATAAAGATCTTAGAGAGAAATTTTCTAATGTTATATTAGTTGAAGGCGGTAACGATGGCGCTACCGCAAGAGTTGTTAATAACTGGCAGTAAAAGGATAATTTATGGGAGCTTATGGCGATAAATCTTGTTCGAATTGTGGCAGCTGTAGAGTTTTAACTAACGATTCAGAAATATGCTATCATTGCGGAACAAAACACAATTCTGTAAAAGAAGTATTATTAGCTATTGTTTTTCTGTGTGTACTTGCGGTTGTGGCTATATTCATGTCTGGAGTAATCAATGTTATTAGCCATTAGCGGTCAAAAAGGAAGTGGTAAAGATACTGCATCAGATATGTTTGTAGATAAATCTTGGCCAAATCCTAATTGTGATAACGTTATTGTTAAAATTGCGTTTGCGGATATTATAAAAAGACAAGCGCAAGAAATATTTGGTTTTACTTATGAGCAATTATGGGGGCCTAGTGAACTAAGAAGTATTCCAGATAAAAAGACGGGCATTATTCCTAGAGACGTATTAAAAGAATTTGGTGATGCTGGTAGGAAAATTTATTTAAATGTTTGGGCCGATTATACTTTGAATGCAGCAAAAAAAATTATATATGAAAAATATTATTATAAACCAGATTTGGGTTATTATTTTCCTGATTTTGAGCGACTGAGCTATCCAAGCGTTACAGTTATCATAAGTGATCTGAGAATGCGCAATGAGCTTGAAGTCGTTAAAAAAGCAGGTGGCAAAACTATTAGAATTAAACGTGGCAAAATAAATAAAACTGACAACCACATTAGCGAAAGTGAGCAGTTAGAAATATCGGATTCAGATTTTGATTATATTATCGATAACAGCGGCACTTTAGAAGATTTAGAAATAGCTGTTAATAATTGCTACAAAACACTGTGCATTAGCTGATATATAGTAAAGGAGATTTAAATAGGATTACAAATGCCTTCGCTTAGATTAGAAAAAAAAGACAAGGACAAATTTGAAAGTTTATTGAAAGTTGGCGGGCCAGATGCACTTTTTAGTTATGTTGTCGGCCAATCTATTACTAATAGGCCTAAAGATGTTCATCCGGAAGTAATTATTCTGGATAAATCAGAGGCATTTTTCTCTTTATATAGAAAAGACGGCGGGGTAGTTTATTTTACTATTGCAAAAGTTTTAAGACGCGCCGCTCATAAATTATATAGGCAGTTGCAAAAAATTAATAAGAATTATCCGAAAAATGGAAGATTTTTAAATATTGTGAAGTAATTATGAAATTGCTTACTACGGAAACATTTATTGCTAAAGCTGTGCTGATTCACGGTAACATTTATGAATATGACTTAATTAATTATAAAACAAACAATAAAAAAGTTATAATCAAATGTAGTTTGCATGGCTATTTTGAACAACTGCCAAGAAATCATTTAGGTGGCCGTGGGTGTCATGTTTGCGCCCAATTAGAAAGAATAAAATCATTATCTTCAAACGCAGAAGAATTTGTTAAAAAAGCAAAAGCTATTCATACAGATGAGTATATTTATGATTCAGTTGACTATAAAAATAATAAAACAGACGTAATTATTATTTGTAAAAAACATGGTGAGTTTAAGCAGACACCAAACAACCACACAAATTATGAACAGGGATGCCCCTCTTGTTATGGCGGTAAGCAAATAGATACTGCTGAGTTCATAAAAAGAGCAATAAAAAAACACGGTAAATTATATGCATATTTTTCAACAAATTATAAAAATATGCATGATGATGTAGAAATAGTTTGCTCCGTACACGGTTCATTTTGGCAATCACCAGATAGTCATTTGCGAGGATTTGGGTGTCGTAGATGCAGTAGAGTTTATTGTTTGGAAGATTTTGTTAAAAAAGCAAACGAAATACATAAATTTAAATATAATTATTCTAAAACAAACTATAAAGAATCAAATTCTAAAGTAGAAATAATTTGCGTTGAACATGGATCTTTTTGGCAAACTCCAAACAATCATTTAGGCGGACATGGCTGCTCAATGTGTTTAAACAAAAACGAGCAATTAGTATCAGAAGTATTAGCGGATCTTAAAATACACTATTTACGTTGTAAAGATAATAAGCTAATTATAAATGGCAAAAAATTCTACCCAGACTTCTTTATACCTCTATTTAATTTGATAATTGAATATAATGGGGCTCAGCATTATGAACCAATTTGTTTTAATAATATTTCTAAAGAAAAGGCGAATAAAAAATTTTTAAACCAATTAATAAGAGATGATTTGTTAAGGGGTTATTGTAAGGAAAATAATATAAATTTATTAGAAATTGATGGCAGATTATATCGTGGAGAAATGCTAAAGGAGTTTTTACAAAATTACTTTAGGGCGGCGGCGTAATGTCGGTAATCAGCATTACAATATCAGAGTCTGTATTACAAAAGGTTGCGGGAATACCTAATTCTATTAATGTTACTACAAATATTCCATCTACTGTGTTTTATACTTTGGACGGAACAACTCCAACCACCGCAAATTCTATTATTACTGGCCAATTATTTCTTCCTTCAGATATTGGTTCATTTATTTTAAGTTTATTTGCTACTGATGGTATCAATAACTCGGCAATTATTACAAAGCAATACGGAAGTACCACCGTTGGTAATAGGATGCCGCGCGATACCATCTCTAATTTGAATCAAAATGTTATTGGTCCGACTTATCCTTTTGGAAGTCAAGATCCAGGAATGGACCCAAGGTATGGTAATATAGGCGGAACTACTGTTGATAATCCCGAGTTAACCCAAATTCCAGACGGATATGACGGTTCAGGTGGTATTTCTAATTATACTAATCTCCCACTAAATGAATATTCTTTTGTATTTTCTGAAACTAATAGCATTGGGGAGGCCGGCAAAGGTATTGGTACGTTACCGGCTCAAGTTACAGTTATAGTGCCTCAGCCAAATACCCCGGGTTCAGTTCCAAAGGGCTCTAATAATACTAATTCTCCTTTTTTCAACCCTAAAGCGCTTGTTATATTTGATGACTCTACGCAGTCTCCTTACGACCCAACAATACCAAGAACTAATAGGTCTTCCTTTAGTTTAGAAGATCCTACTAGGGCTAGATATGGTGCTCTATTATTCACTAGCGCTTTAGATGGTCCTGGCCCTAGAGGAACCGCATTAAAGAGCCAGTATAATCCTCGTGATAATACAATGAATTATTATTACTTTGATTCAGATACTAACCGCTGGATAATATCAAAAGTGCCGTTCCAAGCAAACTCAGCAGATATTGGAAATTATGGGAAGATTGTATTTGGAAGAACGCCCGGTGTGTTCAAATGGCTGCCAGGAAGATACCGTACACTAATATAAGAACGTCGAGCTTGCTAAAATTGCTTTCTTTATAATTTATGCATATTATCTCGTCAATACTTCCTAAAAAACCCGAATCAAAAGAACTATTCTCATTGAGCGTGTCGAAGGTTAAAACTTTTGAAGATTGTAAAGCCAAATACAAATACTCTTATATCGAAAAGCTTCCAAAGAAAGATTGGGAACATTTAAGCTACGGTTCTTATTTGCACGAAATATTAGAAACGTTTCACAAATCATTATTAGAGTTGTCGGAGCAAGATCTGACTATAGCGATGACAGAGGCTTTTAAACAGGCGTCAGAAAGTTTTAAAGACAAAATTACTACGGAGCAAAAAAAAGAAGCATTTGAAACTGTTAATAGTTACTTAAACAAGCTTTTCAAAAATCCACCCAAATCAAAAATGATAGGTGTGGAAAAACAATTTTATGTAGATATTGGCGGCAAAATATTATTGAACGGATTTATTGATCGAGTCGAATTAGATGAAGACGGAATTATTCATGTCTCAGATTATAAGACTACTAAAAACAAAAAATATCTAAAAGACTACTTTCAGCTATTAACATATGCTTTTGTATTAATGTTAGAAGATCCGTCGATTAACAAGGTCCGTGCATCATACATATTATTGAGACACGACTTTGAATATCTAACAAAAGAATTTACTAGAGAAGATACTAAAGTTATTGCCGATAAATTCATTCAAAAATTAGACGATATTAATGAGGAGAAAATTTTTAGGCCAAATCCAACTCCGCTTTGTGGCTACTGTGATTTCATGGAACATTGCTCTGCCGGACAAGCATTCCTAAAAAAACGCGGAATGCTAAAAACTTCAAATGAAAAAAAATCTGACTATGGACTAAAGGGCTGGTAAAATGAGCAGAATGAATGACGAAGAGCGCGAATTAAAAGTTGTTTATGAGGCTATTAGTTATTGGAAAGGCTTTATAGATGCGCTTAAAGCAATTCAAAATAACACAATAGAACCAGAAAAACAGATTTCATACGCAGAAGATATGATAGATGAATACTCTGAACGTTTAAAGAAATTAAGAAAAAGGGCAAAAAAATGAATATCGAAAGCAAAGAAATAGAATACTGCAAACTTGAGGTTCAATACCAGGCAGATATTGATACTGTTAAAAATAAACGAGACGAGGCTGTTAATAAACTAAGGAAAATAGCAATTCCTGGCTTTAGAGCCGGCAAAGCTCCAGACTACGCTATCAAGTCAAAATGTAAAGATAAGATAAACGTATTCGTCAAACATGAGATGACAACCCAGGCTTATGAGGATATTGTATTCGAGACAAAAATTAAAACAATTGGATACCCACAATATAATGATGTAAGGCTAGATGGTAATAATTTTTCATGCAAAATGACGGTTCTTAAAAAGCCTGACTTTGAACTTAAGCAACATAAAGACTTTGAAATACCGAAACCTCATTTTGACCGTGATATAGACGCTCAAGTTGAGGCCACTATTCAAGATTTGCGCATGCGTTTTGGCGAAGTCGCACCGTATAAAGATGGTGAGTTTGTTGAGCGTGGGGATCAGGTTACAATGGATTATTCGGGCGCTAATGAGTCGGGTAATTACAAGGTTGGAGAAGAGGGCATATTATATACAATTGGCGAGAATAAGTGGCCAGGATTTGATGATAATCTACTGGGAATGTCGCCAGGAGAGGACCGCAAATTCGATCTTACACTATTACCTTCAACAGTAGTTAAGTTTGCCGTTAAGATCCACATGGGTATGAAACGTATTCCGTGCCCAATGAATGATGAATTAGCTCAGAAAGTAGGGCTCCAGAATTTTGGGGAAGTTAGGCAGAAATTAGCAGTTATTGCTGGAGAGAGGGTTAGAAATCAAGAAAATCAAATGGTCAAGCAACAAATAATTGTACGACTATTAGAGGCTCATGATTTTGTTGTTCCTCAGTGGCTAGTCAATATGGAAGCCCAGCATATTGCTTCTACAGAAAATTCGCAAGGTGCAGCCACATGGAGTCTATTAAACGACGAAGAGAAGCAGGTTTATTTAGACCGCGCAATAAAGCAAGTAAAGTTATCTTTAATACTTGACTCTATTAGAGATGCAGAGGTTGACGCTGTTTTATCCGAGGCAGAGTTAATTGAGGTATTAAAGAACCAGATTACTTTGAGAGGTATGGACGCAAATAAATTTGTGGTCGAGGCGCAGCAAAACGGTCAGCTCTTTGGGATCCTGGCACAACTGAAGGATGAATATGTGCTTCAGTGGTCAATGGATAACAGTAAGATTCTAGAATAAGGAGAAAGTAAAAATGTCAAAAGATGAGCCTGTGTTTCCGAAGAAGTATGATAAAAAGTTACCAGAAAACTATAAAGAAAATATGGAGACTAAAAACACTGATGAGCTTAAGCAAGAGATATTAAAAGCATCAGGTGTTATAGTTGATCTGGAATTAGATATGGAGAACGACGCAAAGTTGACGGCTCTGAAGGAAGATTTAAAAGCTCTGTCCGGAGGGTATAAAGATGAGTTAGCTACCGAAAAAGCTAAGGTAAATTATTGCTTGTTCGTAATGCGTCAACGCGGAATTAGGTGATAACTAAGCATTAATACGTGCGGAAATTAACCACAAGTGAATTCATTAAAAAGGCCAAATTAGTTCATCCGTGTAACTCAGATGAATTTTATAAATTAACGATTTATAATTTGGTAAGTGAAAAAGTCATGTTCGTTTGTCCCGAGCATGGCATTTTCTTTCAAAGGCCAAATGATCATTTGTCCGGCAAGGGCTGTAATAAATGCGCAATATTATTTAGAGCAAAATTAATTTCATCAAACACACAAGAGTTTATCGATAAGTCAAATGTTATCCATAATAACAGGTGGGTTTATAGTAAAACAAATTATTTTACTTCTGGTATAAAAGTTACCATAACATGTGTTGTTCATGGTGATTTTTTACAAATTCCAGATCATCATCTGGCCGGGCACGGGTGTCCGGTATGTGGAGGCACTTTAAAATCAAATACTGAAGATTTTATTATGAAGGCCAATATAGTTCATTTGTTTTTATATGATTACTCTAAATTTATTTATAAACATCATAAAACAAAAGGAATAATTATTTGCAAATTACATGGTGAGTTTTTACAACAGCCGAATAATCATTTGAGCGGTCAAGGATGCCCTTCATGCCTATATAAAAACGAACAAATAGTTGCTGAATTTTTAACAGAGGCAAAAATAAATTACATCAGACACCCAAAATTGATGATAGGCAAAAAAAGATTATATCCAGATTTTTATATACATGATTTAAATTTATATATAGAATATCATGGAAGACAACATTTTGTTGAGGTCCCATTCGGGAATATGACGCAAGAAATGGCAAAAGAAAATCTAATAAAGCAAAAATTAAGAGACACCTTATTAAGGCAACATTGCGAAGAAAATAATATTAATTTGTTAGAAATTGACGGGCGAATTTATGTTGGTACAAAAATAAAAAAATATTTAAATAAATTATTATTATGTAAATTAGTGGCGTGATGATAAATAAAATAAATGTGCGTTCGTGTTGTGGCAATAAGGCATTCATTTTTGAATCACAGAAGCCAGTTAAAAAGAATCATTTAGACTCTTTTGAAAAAGCTGGCTATATAATCCCAAAACAATTTAGTAACGTTGGGTTATTCTATGTTCAAAATAGCGGTCTTATTGCCACAGCCTCATTTGGAAGTACGCGAGTGCAAGTTAGATGTAGTGGTAATAATTGCGAAGAGCTTTTGAAAAAATTCGAGTTGCTGCTTGATGAGGTGCTTAAAAACTTATGAAAGCCGTTTCAATAATATTAGATTCGCTAGAGCAAAACAAAGATTTAAATAGTGCTAGTGCGTTTTCAAGCCTATATAGTGTTGTAAAATATCTGAACTCAACTAATGCTTCTGCAACCTTGCTACTTTGTGCGAAAAATAGTAAGGCGGCGTTAAAACAAATAGTAAAAAGTTTAGACGATTATACCAGCAGAGAAATAGATTCAAATTACTCAAACCCTTACGATTTGTATATTACATTTTTGTTTATGATAGCTTCTGAGGCTGATCCGTCTATTTCTGATGCATTAGGTAAAAAAATATCTAATGCTAAGAATTTATTTTGGGCTAATAAAATTGTAACCAGCGGACTATTAAAGCAGGAACTATCTAAATGATTGACTATGTATCATTAAATAATAAGACTTCATTTTCGTTAATGAATGCTCTTATTAGTCCGGCTGATTTGTTTAAACGGGCCGCTGAGCTTGGTCAGAAGGCGGTCGTAGTTAGTGATATGGGTTCTTGCGCGGGCATTTGGGATAGCCTTAAAGCGTCCAAAAAGACCGGGGTAAAACTTATTGCGGGGTGTGATTTCTATTTTGTTAATGACGTAGCAGATACCGAAGCCTCATTAAGACACGTTGTTTTATTAGCCAAAAATGCTGTAGGGTATAGAAATTTACTCTTATTAAGCAAAAAGGGTTATGATAACAATATTATTATGTTTAAAAAGGCTATTCCAAGAATTGATTGGAAATTGCTAGAAAAACATAGTGAAGGTTTGATTTGTACGACTTCTGGTGGTAACGGTATTATTTCTCAACTGATTATGAAGAGAGATTTTATTTCCGCCGAAGATCAAATTAAGAGATTGCAAAATATATTTGGAGATAATTTAGCAATTGAACTTCAACCACACTCATTGAAAAGAAAATCTTCAGCATATTCTGGGGAGGTTGATCAAAATCATATTAACATTGAATTGTCTAAACTTGCTCAAAAATTAAATATTCGTTGCATTGTTACTACTGACGCTCATTATTTAGAAAAGGAACATAACAGGGCTCTTAACACATTGTTGGCTATTGGATCTGGCCAGCCATTTAATTCTGGCGCTAGATTGAGTTATAATGTTTCTGAATTTCACGTTAAGAGTGGCATTGAAGTAGCAAATTATTTTCTTAGACTAAATAAGATTGAACCTTTAAAGTCTTTGTGGAATAGTGATTTTGTTACCAGCCTATTTGAAAACACTATTTATTTTGCGGATCAATGTGAAGATCCTGTGTGGATTGACCCTAAACACACAAATCCGTCAGGAAAAGAGTTGCCAGAGTTTCCTGTTAGAAATCAAGCGGACTATGATGATTTTAAGGGGTGGCTAAAATCAAGTCCAAGTTGCAACGGTTTGCCAGAAGACGCCGCTTATATGCGTTATCGCTGTGAGTTAGCCTTCAATGATATGGTTCCGGTAGGGCAAGAGGCTGAATATAGAGCGAGATTAAAAGAAGAGTTAGACGTACTAGAGTTTCACGGATTTAGTTCGTATATGTTAATTGTTGCGGATATTCTGGAGTACGCAAGAAACAACAAGATAAGACTTGGAGTTGGGCGTGGGAGCGCGGGCGGCAGTTTAATAGGATATTTATTAAAAATACATATTGCGGATCCTATAAAGTATAATCTTATTTTTGCAAGATTCCACAACAAAGAAAAATCTAGCTTTCCAGATCTGGATAATGATGTTGCGACATCCGGAAGAAAACAGGTTCAAAATTATATAAGCAAAAAATATGGAGAAGATTACGTTGCGCATGTTAGCAATATTAATACCATTACCCCTAAAGTATACGCTCGTGATATAGCTAGAACATTTGGCTTCGGAGATTCAACTAGAACCGAAACTGTAAAAATAGCAAATGATGTGGCTGATACAATTCCGGCAGACATAAAAACAGTTAAGTCCGCTATTGAAAATATTCCTTTGTTTGCGGCGTGGGCGGAGCAATATCCTGAACTCACTGAATTTGCAGACACTATTGGGGGTAGTTATAGAGCTTGGTCCACTCATGCTGCCGGAGTTGTAATTGGCAAACGTCCTCTTACTGGATTAATTCCTCTGCGTAAAGATAAAGATGGGAACGTGGCAATTGAGTATGAGAAAGAGCGGGCTGAAGAGAACGGTCTCGTCAAGATGGACATATTAGGAGTAGAAGCGTTAGACGTTATATCTAATACATATAAAATAATTAAATCATTAAACAAACCTGCTCCACCAGACCCTCCTGATTTTGATGAATACGATCCTAAAGTGTATGATATGATTACTGCTGGTAATACCTTTTGTGTATTTCAATTGGGTACAAGCGGCGGAACAATAGAATTATGCAAGAAGATTAAGCCAAAAAGCATTGATGATCTGGCTATTATTAATACGTTAACAAGACCGGCCGCAGCAGATATTAGGGATGATTTTATTAAGACTAGAGAGGGTATATTATCTGTAAAAATTGAATATCCGTCACTAGAACGCGCGTTTAAACCTACATACGGATTCCCTATTTATGAAGAGTGTCTTCTTTGGGTAGGGCTTGATGTTGCAGGCTGGGATTTAAATACAGCAGATAGATTGCGAAAGCTTACAAAAGATAAAGGCAAACATCCCGAGAAGGTAAAGCAATGGCGTGAAGAATTTATTTCTGACGCCCAAACTAAAAGAAATTTAACAGAAAAAGATGCTACCGATATTTGGGATAATATTATTGCCAAATTCGGTGGTTATGCATTTAATAGGTCCCATGCTATATTCTATTCTTTATTAGGGTATCATACCGCCTATCTTAAAGCTTATTATCCTTTAGAGTTTTTAACAGCCAGCTTAATGTCGGAAGTTAATTCTGGCGCCAAAATAGCTAAAGAAAATATTATTAAAATTAAAGATGAAATTAGGAGACTTGGTATTAATATAGTCCCTCCAGATATTAATACGTCAAGCATTTCTTATAAGATTATTAATGACAAAACATTAATGACCGGGCTTAATTCTCTTAAATATATGAACGATGACGCTATTCCTGAATTACTAGCAAATCGTCCGTATACTAGCTTTGAAGATTTCTTAGTCAAGATAAATGGCCAAAAATTGGGTTCAAGGGCAATTCAAGCTTTAGCGGCAAGCGGATCTTTAGATTCGTTTGGCATTTCGCGTAAGTTAATGTTTTTTTACGCGGCGGATTTTAGAAAGAAATTACAGGTATATTTGAAAAAAGATCCTGAAAAAAGAGGAGAGTTCAAATATCCCTGGCCAGAAAATGAGTCTGAATGGACACCTAGAGAGATGTTTGCTTTAGAAGAGTTTTATTGCGGCGAAGGTATGTCTGGAACAATGAATGAACGCTATGAATATTTTTTTGTTAGAAGCACTACTTTTCAAAAATATATAGATAAATATGAATATGTAGAACTTCCAAGGCCGCATCCTAGTGACCTAAATACTAAAGAGAAAAAAGAAGCATTTGATAAACGAAAAAGAATGAGAAATACCTATCCAGAATCTGACATTACCGGTGTGATTACTAGTGTTTTTTCATTTAAAGTAAAAAAAGAAGGAAGCAAGCTTATAGGCAAAACCATGGCCAAGCTAATGATTCGAGATGCTTATGGTATGGAAATATCAGCTGTGGCGTTTCCGTCTGATTGGGATGCTATGCAAGAAGTAATTAATAATCTTTCGTCTGGTAAAAACAAGGTAGCTCCAGGAATAGCAATTAATTTCGCAGGTTCGTTCTACAGAGAAAGCGAACATTCTTGTCAATTTATTATTGGTGAAGTGGGTGGTTATAAAGCGGCCCCGGAATTACCCAAAGATTTAAAGAGCAAAAAAGTAAAAATTGCCAGAGCTAAAAGTGTTAAAAAAGATCTTAAAAAAATAGATAAGAAAAAATTGGCCCAAGAATTAGAGGATGAGTTAGTAGAAGATGGGTTTTCTAATTTGGAAGAAGATGGTGATATATAATAGACTAAAGGTGATAAAATGCGTTGTATGACATGTGAAGCAGATATTCCTCCGGCGTTTGTTAATGCTATAGCCAAAAATGAATGTGCTGGTTGTGGCGGCCCAATTATGACTGATGACGCCAAGGTATTAATGGATGAACTCGCTGATGCTATGGAAAGAATGCCAAACAATTCTAAGGGCGTAGCGGGCTGGCTATTATCTAATTATCGGTTCAGTAAAATTGGTGATGCTCAGCCCGTTGATAAATTTCATACCAAACCAGATCCTAAAGCTATTAGTGCCGGACAAGATCGCCCAATAAAAATAGCAGAAAATCCCATGCACCAATTTTTGAAGCGAACAGACTCTTTTAAGAGCGTTCAAGAAAATGAAAGTAAAATAAGCGCAAATAGCAAAATAGCTCAGATGGCTCGTAGTATTGCTGATTTAGAAGTTGAAGAACAGCAAGCAGACGACCCGGAACAATATGACCAAGATGAGTATGATGACGAGCCACCTGTTGAACGCGGCCCTAAACGAAGCAGGGCGCTACTTACCGGGACTGATTTGGTAGATTCTAATGCCGCGCCCCTTACACCTGGAGAATTAGCTGCATTGGCCGGAACTATTGGGAATCAAGTTGATAATACAGAAGAAATACTGAAACTGCAAAGATTCAAACGAGTTAAGGCCCAACAAAGCGTATTAGGTGGCGGTCCAATTAGGCGCGGATAATGATTAGAATAATAGATCATAAAAAAGTTGAAATGACGAATGACGAATTTACAATGTATGATAATATTTGTCGTTCGTATGATGATGTTAAAGTAAATAGAAAAGGCGAAGATCTTTTTGTAGATCATTTTGAGGTTAACGGAGATGGTATAATTATTTTCGTCAAACCTCCAACCAAAAGATATTCAAGTTTAGAGGTTTATTGTTTCTTGGTAAGCATTATGCAAAACCAACATATTAGAATTATGTACGAACAAAACAAGTCTCTTTTGAACGAGGCCTCGGTTAAAATTAACTCCCTAATAAAGGAGTGTTCTGATTTAAAGACTCAAGTTGAAGGATTAATTGGAAACAAATAGCGATAAAAATACCATTGTATGTTCAAGTTGCTATTTAGAAAAAGAGGCTAATACAGATAATTTTTATTGGAGAAATGATCGAAGTAAATTACAAAAGAAATGTAAAAAATGCGTTTTGTTAAGCAATGAAATATATAGACAAAATAATATAAACAGAATATCAGAAAAACAAAAATTAAGATATAACAATAATAAAGAAAAAATAATAGATGATGTAAAAACGTATTACGCAAATAACAAAAATAAAATAGATAATTACAGAAACGAGTATAGAAGAAATAAAATAAAAAATGATCCTAATTATAAATTAAGGCGCAATGTTAGCAGGGCTATATTGGGAGGGTTAAAACGCACCATTGCCGGGAAAAACGGGGATTCCATATTATTTTATTTAAAATATACTATAGAGGAATTAAGATTGTATTTAGAGTCTCTTTGGGAGCCCTGGATGAATTGGGATAATCACGGAACTTATAGACGCGGAGAAGGTAGAAAGTGGCATATAGATCATATTACGCCACAATCACAGCTGCCATATGCAGAGATGTCGCATGATCCTGAGTCTAATTTTCAGAAATGTTGGGCATTATCAAATTTGAGGCCGTTAGATGCCGCTCAAAATATATCAAAGGGTTGTAAAATTTAATATTTTGTGTCGAGTTTGAGCTACCCCTTTACTATAATAAAGTATGGGATCATGGTTAATAAGAGATGTTATTGGGGATGATGCTGAAGATGATTTTTTAAATTTTGATTTGTCGGAAATCAGAAATTTATCAGACGCCCTCCAGATGATGGAGGGTATAGACCTTCCGCAAGCGGAAAAATTGGCACAAAATTCTTTACGTTGTGCTGATATACTTTGTGAATATTTGGCAAAATTAGCAAAAACAGTCGGATATTTAGAGTCAAAACTAAATTCCGCAAGAAACAAAGAATCGCTTAATTACGAAAATCCAAAAGGCAAAACTACAGCGGAAATGCGCAAAATGGCTGGAGAACTAAGTCCTGAGGTTGAAGAATTACAATTAAAAATAGCCAAAGCTAAGGGCAGTAAATCATTGGTAGAGAAAAAATTTGATATCGCAATTAAATCACACCATCATTTTAAAGATATGGCGGGAAGTCTAAGAAAAACAATACTAGGTTACAGAGATGGTGTCTGATAAAGCAAGAAACTGTAATAAATGTGGTGATGAGTTAATTATTGGCGTTAACTGGACAAATGGTTTAAGGAAAACGAGTTATTATTTGTGTGGTGCGTGCCAGGCTATAAAAGCCAAAATTTACAAAAAAGAAAATCCGGAAAAAGCAGCATCTATAAATAAAAAAGCAAATAAGAAATATAGAGAAAACAATAAAGAAAAAATAGCTGCATCTCGGAAAAAATCAAATAAAAAATATAGAGAAAACAATAAAGAAAAAATAGCGCGCTCACATAAACTATGGTCAGAAAATAATTACATAAAGGTGGCTGAGTCAAATAAAAAAGCTACAAAAAAATATAGAGAAAATAATAAAACTAGAATAGCTGAGAATCATAAAAAACATATGATTGAAAAAGGAAATTCAAAAATAAAAGAAAAATGGATAAAAGATCCTGAGTTTAGGATTAGACGTAATGTTAGTACTGTTATTTTAGCACAATTAAAAGATAACGGCGGCTCAAAAAACGGGCAATCTATAATGGAATATTTATCATATTCAATTATTGAGTTAAAGCAACATTTAGAATTTCTTTTTGAGCCGTGGATGAATTGGGATAATCATGGTAAATATAAACGAGGCGGAGAAAAGAAGTGGCATATAGATCATATTATATCCCAATCTCAATTGCCATACAAAGAAATGTCATTTGATCCAAATAGTAATTTTCAAAAATGTTGGGCTTTAGAAAACCTTAGACCACTAGAGGCTGTTAAAAATATCTCAGAAGGCGCAAGAAAATAAAAGGAATATATGGCTAAAGATAAGATAAAAGAGTTTTTTGAATCATTTGCTGCGGCCGATGAACAAATTAGTTTTCGTATGGCTCATGAAAATATTGACAAAGTAGTTCCTGCAATTTCAACAGGATCTCCTTTGTTAGATGATGCTCTGTCCTGTGGCGGATTACCCAAAGGAAGAATAATTCAATACTACGGTCCAACAGGTAGCGGCAAAACTCTTTTATCTATGCTTGCTATTAAAAATGCTCAAGCAGATGACCCTGAATCAATTCAAATGTTTATCGATGTTGAGCAAACGTTTTCTGCTAGCTGGGCTCAAAAATTAGGTTGTGATCCATCAAGAATATTAGTTGTTGATGGAGATACTGCTGTTTATGGAAGAGATTGCTTTGAAATGCTTTTAGGTGTTCCGAAAGCTGATGCAAAAACGCACGAATATGTTGGTCAATCTAAATTGGGGTTTTTAGACGAGATTGCTGCCGGCACTATTAATTGTAATCTTATTATTTATGATTCAATTGGCGCGTGCATTCCACCCGGAGAAGACACATCTGCAATTGGAAAAATGAATATGTCTCTTCTTGCTAGATTTTTAACCACTACTTTCCGTAAATTATCTTTGGCAGTTACTAGAGCAAATGTTCCGTTTATTTGTATTAACCATAAAAGAGACAATATGGAGAAGTATGGCCTCGATCATACTTTTAGCGGAGGGAACACTTATGCCCATTCATTAAGTGCCAACGTTTATTTTGAGCGCATTAATCGCAAAGATTCTGCCGTTCTAGATAAAAACGAAGATGTTATAGGCACTTTAATTAGGGGCAGTGTTGAAAAGAGTAAGTTCGGAAGTTGGCCACGCAAGTGTGAATTTACTGTAGATTTTAATGTGGGCGTTATTAATGTTCATAAGGAAATAGCTCAGCTGGCAGTAAAGTATGAAGTTGTAAAGAAACTAACTTCAGTAACTCATGAATACAAAGATTATAAATGGGTAGGTTATAACAATTTTTGTGCCGCAATTGAAGAGAGTCCAGAGCTTGCTGAAGAGCTTAAAAAAGAAATTGTCGAGGCTCGCAAAGGCAACTTCTCTAAACAAAAAGAAGAAGCAGAACAACGTTCAGTTCAAGTAGCGGAAAAAGCAGTTAGAGGCAGACCTAAAAAGTCAAAAGAGGAGTGACAAATAATGACAGACCAAGGACCATTTATGGCTGGAAATATGCCGAAACCAGCCAACAGATCAGCTAATAAACCGGTATATCTGTTGAAGGCCGAAGACCCAACAGTTAAAGAAAAAGTAGTCTTATATAAAGTATCTTCTATAGATCGTTTTGGAGACTACATCTCAATAAAAGGAATAGAGCTTTCAAAAGCGCAAGTAAAACAAGTAAAAGAAAATGCACACGTAAGTATAGCCGGAAGGGAAATCAATATTGAAATCCCATGGCACAGAGTAATTAGCATAGAAAACCTAACGTATAAGTTAGCGCAAACAGGAGAAACAAAATGACAACACAGTATAAATTCGGACTCTCATCATTCTCAGAAAAGGCCCCTTCATTTGGTCAGAAACAAGACCGTTCTGATGGACCGCGCATTCCCTTCATTAAGCTAAAAGAGGGAAATAACGTAATCCGCATCATCACCGAGCCTTATAAGTATTACATGGCCCGATTTAAGGCAGATGAAGATGAGAAAGGGTTCGGCACTCGTATTAACTTTAGCGAGCCAACTGATGCTTGTCCACTCAAGAAAGCCGGATATTCACCTAAGGCCCGCTGGTTAGTTGGAATTATTGATCGCGCAGAAAGTCAAGTAGCGATTTATGATTTTAGCGTTCTAATATATGAGCCTTTGAACAACTTGAACGACGATTTGGAGTGGCAAAGCCCAATTGGTTATGACGTGACCATTAGAAAGAACAGTAAAGCACCTCCTGCGTCATTTTACAGCATAATGCCCCGTGGTAAAAGTCCGTTATCACCCTCAGATATTGCTCTAAGGGATGCAAATATAGATAAACTTAATGAGACTTTAGCCAGACTTACAACCCCGCCAAGCGCAGAAAAAGTTCTAGCCAAGATGCAAGAGGCTGGTTATAAGGGAGGACTTGTTGTAACTCCCAAGTACGCTAAGTCTAATGGTAAAGCAGAGCTAGCGGAGGCGTCTAGCGAAGATTATAATTTTGACAGACCGTCCGCACAAGCTTAAAAAGTAAATGTTTGAGTTAAAGGGCGGTCTTAAACGGGCCGCCCTTTTTGTTTAGGTGGTTAATGAGTAAAAACATAATAATTGTAAATGGCATTGAATTTAAAAAATGCTCAGGGCCATGCACAGAGACAAAAGAATTAAATAAAGATAACTTTGTTTGGCGTAATGACATTAGCAGTTGGTATAATGATAAAAATTGTATAAAAAACAAAAAGAAAATTAGTAGTAAATTATATCGTGAAAATAATAAAGAAAAAAATAAAAAATATCACGCGGAGCGTTATAAAAACAATAAAGAAGAAATAACAAAAAAGCACAAAGAGTATGAAGGCAAAAATAAAAAAAGCATTGCGGAACAAAGAAAGGCTTACCGCGAAAATAATAAAGAAAAAATTAGAGAATATCATGCAGAACGCTATAAAGACAAAAAAGAAGAAATAAATAATTTGCAAAAAAATTATTACGAAACCAACAAAGACAAAATTAGAGAGAAACACAATAATTATTATGAAGCAAACAAAGAAGAGATATCTAAAAAACGCAAGAAATATTATGAAGAAAATATAGAGCGCAAAAGGCAGTGTCAAAAACAATATGATAAAAAATATAAAAGCAAAGAAAGTAGTAAAGAAAAAATTAGAACAAGAGATAGAGATCGTAGGAAAAATGACGCCAACTATAGGCTTAGGAAAAATATAAGTCGCACAATTAATATATCTTTAAAAGAAAACGGAGGATCTAAAAGCAAATCATCTATTACAGAATATTTGAATTTAAAATCAATAAAAGAATATTTAATTTCTAAATACGAATGGTGGATGATTGATGATAATCAAGGTGTGTATAATGCTAAAACCTGGGATGATAACGATTCATCTACTTGGACGTGGCAGATAGATCATATAATACCACAATCAGATCTTCCGTATACTGAAATGTCACATGATCCTAATAGTAATTTTCAGAAAGCCTGGGCGCTATCTAATTTAAGACCGTTAAGTGCCAAACAAAATGTATTAGACGGAGCCAGAAGGACAAGACATAAAAAGAAATAAAACAGATGATATATACCGTTTATGAGAATATTGGGATTGGATGCCTCTTCAACAACTATTGGAATATCTCTTTTATCAACAAAAGACGGCAAAGTAACTTTAGAACATCAAGAGTTTTATAAGCCGCCAAAAGAGGGATCTATATTTGAAAGACTGTCAGCTACCAAATCCTTCATAAAACAAAAACTAGAACAATTAAAACCAGATGAAATAGTAATAGAAGAAATTATTCAGTTTCTAAAAGGCGGTTCCGGCGCTAAAACTATTATTCTATTAGCCGTATTTAACAGGACGGTTGGACTTACTTGTTATGAGTATTTAGGTAAAGAGCCAATTATGATGAACGTGATGAGGATAAGACATAAGCTTAAATTTGATAAAAAATTCCCCGCTAAAGAAGATATGCCGGAGATAGTAGCAAAACATTTAAATATCGACTTCCCATATTATTACGCGCAAGATAAAAAAGGAAACGCTAAATTAGATAAAAAAACCGGGAAAAATAAAGTTATGATAGAAAATTTTGACGTAGCGGATTCAATTGCTGTTGGATTAGCTTATATTTTGGTCGAGAAAGAGAAAGCAAGTAAGCAATGTAAGTAAAGGAGATAACATGGGATTTCAATTATACTGTGACAATAAAGGGTGCTACAAACAAGGCGAGCATGTTGTAGATAAAACAACGAACCAAGTAATTTGTATCGATTGCGGGAAGGAAATTAAAAACATCACCAGCTTTACCAAGACGCAAATGATTTCTCTTGGGCAGGTTAGAAAGGCTGAAAAAACTAAGCAAGCCTGGTCTGTTAAGTGCGAGGCGTGTCTTAAAGAGACACCTCCTAAGCTAAGTAAAGATAATAAGCTGGTTTGTGGTGGTTGTGCAAAAGAGTTAACTAAATTAGCCAGACCATTTGCCGATATGATCAAGCAGAACCTTATATCTTTAGGTAAGGCTAATCAGCGGTCATGAAATCAATACAAATCGAAGAACAGTCAAAGCTCTTCGAGGATGTAGTTAGTTCATGTCAATATATTTTGAAAAACGATGCTATTGCTGCGTCCGCTAGGGAATATTTAGACTCCAGAATTCCAAAAAGTTTCCAAGACAAATTTAAATTCGGTTATTTTCCGGCTAATGATCAACTTAGTTTTATTAGTTCTCTTGTGGACAAAGATGTATTGAAAAAACTAGGCCTAATATATCCTAAGTATTTGTCGGGCGGAGTTACTCATAACGGACATTTTACACATCATAATTTAATATTTCCATTTTCAGATATGTATGGAAATATTATAGCTCTAGTAGGCAGAACATTATTTGATAAGCAAAAGCAAGACGCGCTAGAAATACCTAAGTACAAATATTCTTATGGTTTAAATAAAGAGTTGTATTTGTTTGGGCTTGATTCGTCGCGCCAAAGTATAATTGAAAAAGATTATGTTATTTTGGTTGAAGGGCAGTTTGATTATTATTCTTGTAAATGTGCAGGAATAGATAATGTTGTTGCTTTGGGAGGGGCCGCATTATCACGGTATCAGTTTTTTAAATTACGAAGATATACTAATAATTTCGTCCTCTTATTAGATAGTGATGAATCTGGCAGGCGTGCTTCAAAAAACATTAAGAGAAATTTTGGAGATTATGCAAGAATTATAATTAGTCAACCTCCCAGCGAATTTAAGGATATTGATGACTTTCTTATCAAAGAAGCTGATATATCTAGACGTAATCATTTTATAAATAATTTGAATAACTTAAAGCTGTAGGAGAAAATGACCGGGTACAGAAAATATAATTGTGATGATCATTTTTTTAAACAAGAATCTGAAGAGGCTTTTTATTGGGCCGGGTTTATTGCTGCTGATGGGTGCCTTCATATTAGCAAGCGTAACTCATATCAGGTAATTATTAATTTATCAGTAAAAGATCACGCTCATGTTGAAAAATTTAAAAAATCAATATTTGCCGAAAACCCAGTAATAAAAACAAAAACACACTCAAGAATAAGCGTATGTTCCAAAATAATGTTTGATGATTTAGCTAAATTTGGTATTGGCCCGCGAAAAACACACACTCATAAATTTCCTGAGTGGCTAGCTAATCATAAGTTAGTAAATCATTTTATGCGTGGTTATTTTGATGGTGATGGCGGGTTTTATTTAAGCACAGGAGGCTATACTCACCAAATGACCTCTAGAATTTGCGGCACAATAAGTTTTTTAAATACATACCGCAATATATTAATTAATAATAAAATATCTAAAACGCCAAAGTCATATATGTATAATGGGCAAGGGGCTTTAAATTATTCTGGAAATGTACAAAATTTAAAACTGTCAACGTTTTTATACGACAATTCTACAATTTGGTTAGAAAGAAAATATAAACAACATTTACAGCTGTTGTCTTTAGTTGCATATCCAGATAAAATAACAAAGGAAAAATTAATAGATTCTTATAAGCGACTAGGCTCTTGTGAAGCTGTCGGTAAAGAACTTGGATATAATCACTCAAGTGTCTCTTTGTTAATTAAAAAATTTGGAATTACAGATATTTACAAGTATAATAAAAGAAAAATTAGTGTAAAAACAGGATTCACAAAGGAAATACTTATAAATGAAATATTGACACTAAAAAGTCCACAACTAATAGCTAATAAATATAAGTGCTCTTTGTCTACGGTGTATTTGTCTGCTAAGAAGTTTGGTGTAAATAATTTGTTTAATGGCCGCACTTTAAATAGAGGTGTGCCAGGAGCGTTACAACAGGAGAAAAATGGCTGATAGAACTAATAACCGTAGCAATCATTACCAACATTATTTCGCTGAGCTATCGTGCTCTCCTGAAATGTTAGCAGAACACGCCGAGGCAGAAGGAATGACTTCTACTGTCACTTCGGCTAAATATAATGATGAGCTTCATGATTTAAAAGATCAACTCAAGAAAGAGTTCTGGAGATTAGTTAATAGTGAACTTACTGATAGACAGAAAGAAGTGATTAATTTGTATTCTCAAGGGTTTACTCAAATAGAGATTGCTAAACAGTTGGGAGTTAATCAATCGTCAATTACAAAATCCATAAACGGTAATTGCATAATTTACAGTCAAAATATAGATACAGAAATAGGCCAAATTAAAATTGGGAAGCTTTATGATATATGGGCGGCTAAAGAAAAATTACCACTAGTAAAAACATACAATGAAAAAACTGAACAATTTGAATATAAAGAAATAACATATGCTTGGAATCGTGGAAAAAAAGAAGTGATAAAAATTACTTGTGGAAATAGTACTATAGAATGCACTTCTGATCATAAATTTCTAACAAATACGGGGTGGTTGGCAGCCCACGAATTAAATAGTGAAAATTATATTAAAACAACAACTGGGGCAATAAGTGGAGATTTTGTGGCAGTTGAAAAAAATGAAGTTGTATTAGTGGCGAAGGAGGTTTATGATATTGAGGTAAAAGACAATCATAATTTTATAGTTGATAGTTTGGTTGCGCATAATTGTGACTACAGAAATGGTCGCAAAATTTATGGGGGAGCGCGCAAAAAACTTCGTAAATTAGCAGAAAAGGATGAGCGTATAATAGCGATAGTTGCCAGAATATATGAGTTGCAAGAGGAAGAAGGAATATTTTAAAGGAAATATATGGGGTATGGCGTTATTTATCTAATAACAAACAAAATTAATGGAAAGGTATATGTTGGGCAAACTACTGAAAATGTCCCAGAGGACAGATGGGACAAACACATATCAAAAGCTAAATGTAAAAGCACAGATGAACTTTATTATTTTGGGCGGGCGATAAAAAAATATGGCTCAGAAAATTTTACGTTTGAAATTATAAAAGGAGAATGTACAGACGAAGATGATTTAACATATTGGGAAATTTACTATGTAAACTTTTATGATTCAATGAATAGAGAGAAGGGGTATAATACTAGAGAGCCTGGCAGCAGAGGTAAACATACAGAGGAAACAAAGGAAAAGCTTAGAATAGCAAATACTGGCAAAATTCTCACAGATGAGCATAAGAAAAAATTATCCTTAGCGCATACTGGCAAAAAACTTACTGAACAATGCAAGGCCAAAATGTCAGCGGTCAGAAAGGGTAGGCCATTATCAGCCGAACATTGTGAGGCCATATCTACTGGTAGGACTGGTATTAAATTTTCAGAAGAGCATAAAAAGAATATGTCGCTTGTTAGAAGCGGTGAAAACAGCTCAACTGCTAAACTTACATGGGAACAAGTTAGAGCCATTAGAGAGGAATATGCAGGCGGAAATACATCAATAGGTGAACTGTCTGAAAAATATAATTCGGCAAATATTCTCTCTATAATTGATAATACTATTTGGATTGATCCTAATTATGATTGCTCTCAGGCCGAAAAAATAAAAGAAATAAACAAAATACCATCTGGAGAGCGTAATTCTCAGTGCAAACACACATGGGAAGAAATTAAGGCGCTCAGAGCAGAGAGTGATACAGATCCGTCTATTAGTTATACGAAGCTTGGAGAGAAATATAATATGGGACGAGTATCTGCTATGTTAATACTTAAAAATAGAACTTGGATTGATGAAAATTATGTGCCAGTTAAAGGCGCTATGGAAGATAAATATAGTAATAAGGTACAAAAAAGCATAAAATGACAATAGATATACTAAACCCAATAAATATTAAAATTTATGAACAAATCCTAAGCCTGAAAATGAAATATTTACGGATGGTATAGTTAGAGTTTGTAAAGATTTTATCTGCGAGTGCTTTACCCCTCTACTTGAAAGACGCATGATATCGGAAATTCAAAGATATACGAACGAATATTTTTATTATAAAGGTTGGGACAGAGCGTGGGAGGGCGGCGGCATATTCGATCAGTACGCCCATATATTTACTCCATATTTTGTTTCATTGGCATTTGAGAGAGATTATAGGTTTAGATTTGATGTGTTAGAAGCTCAGCGTAGGATTGATGAGTATGGTTGGGAAGGTAGTGGGGGTATTAGGCGATATGAGCAAGGTATGTATCAAAGGATGAAATCAGACATGATTTACCGAGCAGAGATTGGCGTAATAAACCCTAAAGTAATGGCTGATAAGTATTCGATTTAAAAGAATAGGCATAGTTTTGTATCTTCTTGAATTAATCTCTGGAGTAAAAATATGGATTCAAAAACAAAACTTCCTAACGGATTTATCGATTCTGATTATGTAGGGTTAGATCAGACCGTTAATCAAAAGAAATTTTACAGATTAGCAGACGTTAAAAGCCGAATTGAAAAGGTAGCTTTTGACGTTGTTCGTTTTACCGACTCAGAAGATCTTGACAAATTATGGATTATAAGAGAAGAGAACGGTGATAAGGTATTAGTTGCAATGTACGAAGATGACAGTAATAAAGAGATTACTGTAAAGGCATCTTGGGCAGCTATTCCTGATAAAACCGGCAACGTCAATGTGTTCTATAAAGGAGACCCTATTACTAAGATTGCCGTAGAACAAATGGGAATTCCTAAAGAAGATAATGCTTTGGTTAGTCGTTCGCTACCAAATAAATTAGCGTCAGATAAAAGTTTTGTATCCTCAATGTTATCTTCATTAAGTGTACAAAATAGAAGCGAACTTTACTCTAAATATCCAGAATTAAAAGGATAATTAATGACTTTAGATAGCAGAAACATTGCTGAAGTATTACAAAAGGCCGCAAAAGTTATTCATGTAAATGAGAAATTTGCAGTGCCAGTTTTAGCTGTAAGGGCTTCAAAAGCGGCGCAAGAATATCCTCATGACGTAGCCTTGGTAACAATGTCTAACGTCCTTAAAAAGATGGCTAGCACTCAAACTTTCATTTCTCGTGCAGAATTGAATGGTTTGTATGATAAGCTCCATACTACAAACACAAAACTTGCTGATCTTTTTGCCGAAGAGCTTGGTCGCGATTCGGTTAGTGGTCCGAAGATGATGCAGCGTTCTGAGTATGAAAATACTAATTTGGAACAGGATTATCTAAGAGTTGCAGATCCTATTTTATCAAACGCTTTGGCTGCGGCATTAGACGGATCAAGAGAATCTAAACTTTATTCTAATGAAATCGCTCTTAAAGCAGAGAAATCATGTTTAAGAGAACTTACTGGTCTTGGGTTAGCTCCGAAGAAAATTAATGTATTTGCCGGACAACAAGATATTATAATCTGCCAAGCTACATACGAGACTCCAAAAGGGCCAAGTCATGTATTAGTACCAGTAGAAATAAAGGAAGGGCATGCGTTGCTTCCTGGTCTATTCTTAACTCAAGGTGGTTTTACTGAGCTTGAAACTGATAAGCTACAGAGGCATATCACTTCTACTGCTGGCAAGTCTTTCAAAGTTGATGGAGATAAGCTTCTAGAGGTTCTATCTACCGTTAAGAATGGCCCGGTAGAGGTTATAGGGGACGTAGAGCTTGCTGCTATCAAAATTAGAGCGAATAAAGAAACACCGGCTTTCGCTGCCAACGGAATTCTTTATCAGGAAGTTGATTCTCCTAGAGAGCCAATTGCCGATGAGATAATGCCACAAACTGAAGAGCATGTTCGTTTTGCTGAACGATTAAATTCTGCAAAAGGAATGGCAAATCATGTTTTTGGAGAGCGAGTTGTAAATGCTGGAATTAATATGCTTTCTCGTAATCTTAGTTCATTTGGATATAGAGGCGCTCAAATTGCAGTATCTGATGTACAAAAAGATGTTATTAACTACGCAGTATCAATAGATCGTTCTGCTGGATTTAAGGTTCCGGTTAAAGTTAAGGGCGGGTTTGTAATGCCCCCAACGATTGCAATTGCTTCCGGTTCAATGGCTGATTTCTCTAAGATTGGAATTTCTAGACTATTAAGCGAAAATGAGCTGGATAAGAAAGCCCTTGTTCAAGCTTCACCGTCATATGGAATGAAGCCGAGTGAGCTTATGGCTATGGTTCGTGCTGCTATTGGAGAAAGGAACTATGCCAAAGCTGAAGATGCGATTGATGTGCTTGGCGAAGTAGATCCTCAAGCGCAGAAGCAAGCGTTGGCTATGTTAATGGAAAGCTTTAGCCCTGAGACGCTAAAGAAAGTGGCTAGTGAGCAACGTGGATGTTCAATGATTGTAAAGAGTTCTTCGAGTAAACATGCACTTTGTGGTCATTTAAATATGCCAATTCATAAGGTATATCAGGATAAGAATGGTGATTGTCAGCCGGCTTATCGAAAAGGAATTGAAGAGACTAATGAGGGTGGAGCAACTTTCCTAGCTTACAAAATATTTCAGTGAGGCTTAAATGACTGTTTCTAATGGATTAAAAGATTTAGCAAAAAAGCTTCAAGAAAACGCAGATTCTATTATAGCAGAATCAGAGCATAATCCGTCTTTATTTAATTATGTAATAGAGACGATTGCTGCCGCTTCACACACGCTTGAGAAAGCTGCCTCTGACCTTGATGGCAAAGAGCCTGTCAATACTAATGAAATATTAGAAACAATTGCTGGGTTAGCTCAGTCTCTTGACGAAACTGGTGATGATATCCTTGTTAAGAAGGCATCTTTATTGGATGAGCTTTTGATAACGATATCTGCTCCTAAGAGTGCCATGGCTCAATCTCAAGCAAAAAGCGAAGACGAAATAAATAAATTAAGAGCAAAGTATCGATCAGAAACCATTGAGAAAAAATATAATGGCAATGCTGATAAACTAGATGAACAGGCTAAAAAGGCCGAAATTGCTAAAGCTTTTAAAGATCAAGTTAAGGAATACAGACCATTAGAGGCTCCTTTGATGACTCGTTATTGTCCGGATCATCCTGGGGCGGGAGTGATTCGTATTGCCGACAGAACCTACCAGTGTTCTTTAGATAAGAAAATTTATAATTGGGAGGCTGGCTTTACTACGGTGAAGGGAAACAAAATTCCTGGCGGCGGAGTAGAGTATCAGAATAAGGACTGGGGAGTAAGAGGAGAAGGGCATACGGTATTTGATAGCCGCGAATCAGTAATGAGCCGTTATGCATCTGTTAAAATGGCTCAATCTCCACAAGAACTAGCAGCAATAGAAATGATGAGATCTGATGGTCCGTATTACTTTGAAACCAAACAAAGCGCTGATGATTATATAGCGGAAGGAAATCTTGAAGGGGCTGAATCTGTTTTTTGGCCGGCAGAAGGAACCGACTTAGAAAATGAATTATATGGCTGGTTAGTATCAGTTGGCCCTGGCGAGTACTTTGATGAAGCAAGTCTTTTGTGGAGAGAAGACGAGCTTCCTGAAATTGAAGGTTTGGCCGCTGTAGCTTCTTATAAACAAGCTCAGGTTAGTAATTTCAAGCTAGACAAAGTGAACAAGAAAATAATTGTGCCAGCTACCCCAGGAATGACAGATCAACAAAAACAACAAGCGAAAGACAACATTACCTCATCATACGGCAATACATACGCTGATTATGAAGTTGTTTTTGATGATCAGGTTAAATAATTAAAATGACATGCCAGACTTTAAAAAAATACTCGAACATGTAGAGCGCGATAAAATCATATCAAAATTGGTTAATGGCGAAACTCCAAAGGATGTAGCTCAATATCTAAAGCTTAAATTCAATAAAAAAGAAGAAGCCCATTTAAGAGTTGGTGCTGCATTATTGCAAGAGTTTATTGATAAATATTTCGATCAGTATAAATTTCTAAATAAAGTCGTTGAGGATGAGAAGTCAAACAAGACTGATAAAATTGTATACGAATCTCTATTAAACAATAAAGCTTGGAAAGAGCGTATTGCTGATATTGCCGATGGAGAAATTGATTTAAAAAAGAGAATTTCTGATCTTATCGTCCGGCTTGAAGCTAGAGCCGAGCAAGTATTCGATAAGATTCAGGAAAACCCGGGTAATTTTAAAGGTGACTATGTGCTTTTGAAATACTTTGACGCATTAACCGCTTTGTTATCTACGGCTGATAAAGTAATTAATGAGCGCCCTGATACATTAATAGAACACAATATTAGCATAAGTATGGTTGAGCAGAACTCGGTATTGATTCAGGATACCATTAGAGAACTTTTATTAGAACTTAGCCCAGATGTTTCTTCAAGGTTTATGGAGTTACTAACAGCTAAACTTAGTAAATTAAGCCCTGACATGCCGGTTACTAAATATAAGACTATTGAAGCTAGGGGAGAGGCTGTTGATAATATTGTTCCAATTGCCTTGTTTGAGCCAATTGAAAGTGATGATTATAGTTTTGAGGTAGAAACATGAATTTAGAAGAATTGTTTCAAGCCGGCGAAATTAATAATTATTTTTATAGACAATTATCAAGGCCTAATTTTTTAAGTTTACCCAAGCATTTGCAAGAAGAATATGTAGAGCATGCTCAAATTATGTCTCAGCAGAATATTAACTCTGCCGACGAACAAAGAGTTTTTTATCATATTATGCATTTGGCCCCGGATATATTGCATGAAGTTGTTGTGCCTGGTGGAATGCGTATGGATTTGCTGCCAGATTTATACGCAGAAATATATTCAAATCAAGACAAGTATCCAATAGATAATTTATTGAATTTCTTTAAAGCCGTTGCTGTAGCCGCCAGTAAGTTAGGTATGAAGGTTAGACCGCAGCAAACCCCAATGAAATTAGCGTATCCAATTGGTACCGGGATACAACAAATATATCAGCCTTATGATATATCTAAATGGATGCAGGCAACGGGAGACATATATACAAGGGTAAGATCTGGAGAGGATTCTAATAAGGCCTTTAATGTCATCACTGCAAATTGGGATAAAATGGAACAAATAGATTACAAACATTGGCTCAGATTCTATCAAGAAGGCATGGCGGATAAATACAAAACTGCCGCTGCGGATTGGTCAGAAGATTCTTGGCTTCAATCTCCTATTGATTATACAAACATTAAATCTCAGCTACCCAGCCCTCGTAAAGATGCTCTTAAAGAAGAAGTAAAAGAAGAATTAAATCCACAACCCGAAATTCCTAAAAAACCAGACCAAAATGAAGTTAGAGACAAAATTGAAACTCAAAGATCTAGAATTATTAGTCGTTTAAATTCTGCCGAAAAATTATTAGCGTCTCTTGAGGGTCAGTTTTTTGCCGGTGATGACCAAGAGTTTATGCTTCAGCTTTTACAAGATTTGAAGCGTAAAGTTCAGACATCTAACAAAATAACTATTAAGTCATCTTTATTTGAGGATTATATTTATAGAGCTGCTAATTTTCTTAATTCAAACGGTAAGAAAAAAGCATCGGCGTTTTTCTATAAAATAGCAGAAGCTCCTGACTTATTGGCCGATTTAGCAGCTACACCAGCCTCCCCAGCTCCAGCAGCCCTGCCAGAAGGTACTCCGGCAGCTCTTCCTACGGAAGCAGTAGCATCGCCAGCAGCTCAACCAGTCACACCTCCTGAGAGTGAGACTCAACAAGCTTTTGATGAATTTTTCAAAAGATTACGTACTGGCATGCCTATAGACGTAGAAGCTGCTGATGAAACCGCGCTTATAACGGTTTATGCTCAGGCAGAACCAATGCCGACTATACCACAAGAAGAAGCCCCAATTGAGGTACAAGAGCCAGAAGATGAAGCTTCTGCCGCTCCACAAGCCGCAAAGCAAGAGAACCGAGTAGATGTTGCCTTAGAACAAGCTTTGAGTAGTGTAAACATAGCAGACGTAATACAAAAACTTGAAAATTTAATAGGGTTATTTAATAACAGAACTATATCGAAAGAGTTAGGTATTGTAGATTTGATGTTAGATAAACTTGGTCTTAGTGCCTTTTTCCCAACATTAGGAGAAGCATCAAGGTCTGCGTTAGAGTCTGGAACATATGTCAATACAAGGTTACAAGAAATAGTTTCTAAATTAAAGAGCAGTACAAAAGTAGAAAGTGGAGAAAAAATAGCTGACGATATAACCCC